GAAGCAGTTGACGAAAATCTTATTGACGAGATTGTTGACCTGCGCCTTATGTTAATGCCGGAAGAGGTTGCAAAAACAATCAATCGTGCCCAGCTTGCAGAAGACACGGCAGAAATAATCTTGGACAATTTCAAGCAAAGGCAAGTTGCCTTGAATGAACTGGCTACATCTATGTCGCCGACAGAATTTAAAGAACGGATTCAAAAAGAAGCGGACATTCTTTTCGATGTAACGCTAGGTGTTCGCAAAGCGCGGGGGTCAGCAAGGTACGAATCCGTAAACGCCTACGCCAATGAAAACGGCATCACTATAGGCATGGATTCTGTAGCCCGCAAACTTGCAGACTTGAGTGAGGATGTCACACAAGTTGGCGGGATTGCCTATGCGTTTGGCGGCGGCAGAGAATTTATTCGCAAAGGCGGAAAGGACTTGAAGGACACTTTCGAAGAGATGGCCCAACAGGGACTCCTCCAAGAATTTGGAGGGGACTATGAAAGGATGATAGAATCGTTATTTAAGGGCGAATATATAAAAAAACCTACAGCCACAGAAGCCGCCCTGTTCTTAGCCGAAGAAGATAAGTCCGCCGATGCTTTGAAATTCTTTGTAGGAACAGTCGAACAGGTTGAGGACATCCATAGAGTATTTGCATACAACGCCTACCTTGCCGGAGATGCAAAAGCACCCGGGGCACGTAGCGCACGGATGTATTTAGACGAGTACGCAACTGCAATCGACGACCTAATTTCCGAAGCAGACCCGTCCGGGAATCTTTCTGATATGGTTGACGTGGCCCGCGAGGGTTGGAGAATCGACGTAGGAGACCCGACAGATGGGGCGGCCTATGGCGGCAAGGTGATTCGGTCGAGGTCACGCAAACTTGGTATGGTTCCCGAAGGCCAAAGAAAGTACCTGTACGGCAACCGAAACAAACCGGAAGGAGTCTTCGAGGAAATTGGTGGGTTGCTGGCTGACATTGCAACAGCCGCAGATGACGCCCGTGTTGACGAATTGAAACTCCGATTAGTCGACGCCAAAAAAGACCTGATGCTTTTCTACGGTGTCGAACTTGACCCGTCTGGTAGTCCTGTCTTTGACTTGAGCAATCCGCAGCATCGTAAAATTGCAGATGGTCTATCCTCGTTACTTGAGACTGTAACCAACAACAAAGTTGGATTTGCTTTATCTTCTCGTCTTGGACCTCAAGCAACAGAAGCGCAGATTTCTTTACTGCCAAAAGATTTGCAACCACGTGTTCGCGGAGCAGCAGAAAAGCTTCTGGAGGCTCAGAAAACTTTACCTCAGTTCAACTTTAAAAGAGCGCAGGATATTTTGGATGCGGAGCAAATTCTCGCAATGCAAGTCAAGAATGTTGATGGGTCATACGAAACACGACTACCGCTAAGTACAAAGCTTCGCGAACAGCTTGCTCCAGTTGATGACCTTCTTGCCGACAACCAGCAATACATCGACGTATATAACGACATCAGAGACCAAGTAAATACAGTTGGGTCTGATTTACGGAATGCAGGTGAAGCAACCATCAAAAAGCAAAACGATTCTCTTGAAAAGTTGCAGCGGATTGCAGGGGACGTTCAAAATCCTGTGAAATTTTTTGAAACTCACTTGGAGAATATTGACGAAGTTCGTTTTGGAATGCTCAAACAAACTTTGGGTAAATCGGGCATGTCCCCAGAAGAAGTTACAATTGCTTTGCAGGAAATGTACATCAGGGGGTTATTGGCAAAATCTGGTCTTAAAACAAAAAGGCTTGCAGGTTTTGGTGGTGAAGCAGTTGCAGACATCTCAGACATTGAGGTTCTTGTAGATTACGTGTCAGACCCGGCCAAAAGAAAAACTATGGAAGTTGTTCTTGGAAAAGAACACGCCCAACATCTCGAAGATATCGCAGATTGGATGAATAACGCCAGCGGTAACGGCGCAGGAATCAAGGCCTATCTCGATGTAGGCCAGATGCGTATGGAAAGTAAGATTGCCCGCGTCTTCAACCTTGCGCGGGGCATGGTCGGACTAGACTACGTTACTGCAGAGGTAGGTTTCCGCCTGATGATGCAGCACAGACAGGAGACAATTCAATTTATTCTATCTAATAGAAAAGCTGCTGGTGTATTGTCTAAAATTCTAAATAGCCCCAGAAGTGTTACACGGGAAGACTTGAAACTTCTTGGTATGGAAGTAAGAAGCCACCTGATGCTTGAAATCCTCAAGTCTGGTGGTGAAATCGAAACCCTCGACCAGCTTGTCGGGGATGAAATCCCTATTGGCTATAAAGACATCATCTCTGCTGGTGAAGGCCAAGAACTCGAAGAACTCGTTAAAATAATGGAAGAAGGAGCAACAAATGAAGAAACTGAAACCAATACCAGCGGACAATAAGGGTATGCCGAACCTGCCCAAATCGGTTCGCAACAAGATGGGCTACATGGCCAAAGGCGGCAAGGCCCGCAAGGGATATGCCTACGGCTCAATGGTTCGCAGCCCAATGCAAAGCGGGAACATGTCAATGTCCGCGAACCCGATGATGAATCGGGACGACAAGATGGGTATGACCGGCGGCATGAACATGATGTACGGCGGCATGGCCAAAAAGAAAAAGAGGTAGCCGCATAACAGCTACCCCAACTAAGTAAGCCCCAGCATTTCGCTGGGGTTTTTTTTGTCTTAAATGTATCGTCCAGATTTTTCTATCATTTCGTTGCCCATCGACTGAAGGAACCGAATCAGGTTCGCAACCTCGAACGTCGACTCGTATTGGGGCATACCCTGTTCCATAATCTTTATAAACTCGTCCGGATTCACCGCATCCATATCCAGTTCGATGTTTCCCCGCTCTGTCATGCAAGCTGTGAACTTGAACAGTTCAGCCCGTGGTCTTTTCTGTTTCATCCCGATACGCCTTCACTACGTCAGTTGAAAAAAGCTTCTGGATGTTCAGAAGGTACATACGAGAGGCATTGTTGTCTCCACCTGACACCACACGTTTGTAGTCAAGGTTGTCAATGATTCGCCGTAAAGATGGTACGTCGAACACAAGGGTTGCAAAAGTCGCATCCCCTATGCACAGGTTGTGGAACCAAAAGTCAGATTCTGTTGCAGCAATGCCACTAGGCTTACCGTACGACTCGAACTCAATGGCTATGTTACCGGTTCGAACCCACATGTCCCGCTCTGACTTCACCTCTATGCGACCCTCTTGCAACATGTCTGCAACCCGCTGTTCGCGAACCTTACCGTAGGCAAGGTCAAGGTCAAACTTCTTGCGGTCCGCCACACACGGCTCCATGCTATTCATTGGATTCACCAACAGCTTCACCAACTTCCTGTTCAAGAACAGAGGCGGCAAGAGAGTTGCCAAAGTATTCTCGCGCAGCCCGCATCTCGTCAAGGGCAAACTGGGCTACCCGTATACGAGAGTCGAGGTCGTCTACGTGTTGGAGGTAATACTGCTGCACACCGTCCAGTTCCGACTGTTTGTATTCTTTGTCGTTGATTGTAATTGTACGTTCAGCTTCAGCCACCTTTTTTCTCCTTTAACTTTAGCCACTCATCCTTGCTTGGATGATTACGGGGAGGATTGAACTGTATCCAATCCGGACCCCTCTTCCAGATTAGCGATGTATTCTTCGATGTCGACTGTTTCGAAGTCACCGATTTTTTCGTCATTGATTACCTCTGTTAAGTTCTTTGTCAAGATATCACGCAAAGCATAGGAAAGCAAGGCTTGACGTGCATCTTCACTCAGTTCGAAAACTACAGCGGCACCGCCGTCTGACGTTTCAACAATATCTGTTACTGTGATTGATAGTTCCATTTTTCAATAAAACTCCTTGTAGTGGTGCTGGCAGTCACACATCCATTCTCTTAGCTTTCCCGGCCTATCCCTACCATAAATGGCCTCTTGATTTAAAGGGTCTATGGAAAGTACCAGCATAATCAACTCTTTTCTTACGCCGCATTCAAGTCAACAACTTCACAAACCCCAGCCGTACACGCTAACTCTCGTGAACCTGTGGTGTGGTCTTCTTTTTCGTACTCCGAAAGTGCAGACCAGTCTATGTACATGTCTTTGTACACCTGCATCCACTCAAGATAGTCATCGGGTTCGATGTCTTGATACGGAGCCTGTTGGTAGGTGTGGTCACTGAACGGAAGGAACGAAACACCTGATGCCACGTCAAAGTTCGCGTACACCCACGCACCGACTTCCATCCACTCGTGTTCCTTTACAGAGACAGTGATTGATGGCTTGTGTTCGCACCAGTGCAAAGCGTACGTCTTCCACAACTCTAGCTGTTCTATGGCTGTCATCTGTGTCCGTGTAATAGCCCCCTCTGGAGATTTTACCGGAAACGAAAACACAGTCGTAGACTCTGGCTTTGTAACGTCACGTTCGCTGTGTACACCCTGCTCTTTAAGGAACTGGGTCAGCGGGTCTTTGTTGTCGCCGCGAACCGTACGGATGTAATAGTCATTGTGGCGGGCGTGAATACCGCTTGCTGCGTCCACTAGCTGAGACACAGTGCCCGACGGCTTGACACAAGTAATGGCACTGCTTTGTGGGATTCCTAGAAGTTGGGCAAACTCCTTGTTCGTATCCACTGCTGTTTGCCGCATTTCTTCGAGCCACTTCTTTGAGTCTGTATTCTTTGAAAGCACGGAATGGTCCATGATACCAGTCAAAGATACGCCCAACAATCGTTCTTCTTCTGTGTTGTCCTTCCATATCTTCCTCAAATATTTGAAATCAGTCAGGGTTGACTGAATGGTTCCAATAATGGTTGCAAGACGAACCTTACGCTTCAAAGACTTCAGGTCGTCCGTTTCGCGAACCACGCACTCCGAAAGGTTGCAAAACTCGTACGGGCGAAGGATAATTTCGGAACACGGGTTCGTTCCCCACATGTGGCCTTGTTCACGGCGTCCGTTGCGGCCCACCTGTTTGTCAGCAGCCTCACGGTTAAAGATGCCGCGCTCACCAGACTTGCTGTCGTACAGTGCAAGCCACTCCCGCATGAAGGTTCCCATCTCTGGTTTGCCTTTGTACGAAACGCTGTTGTTGGCGAGGGCACGTTGACCTTCATGTTCCCACCACTGACCCGATTTAGCGTGGGCCATTTGGTCATCGTTCAGGTTCGAAAGGGAGATAAGCGCAGAACGCCGCACCCCGCCAACAACAACAATCTCCCCAATCTTACACATCAAGTCGTGACATTCGATGGGGAATAGCTTACGTCCTTTTGCCTTTTTGAACATCTGGACGGTGAAATTAAACAGGTCAGCCAACGGTTGCGGACCAGACGCACGGCCACCCATAGTCTTTAGGCGTTCGCCCGCTTCACGAACCCCTGACATATCCCACGAGGGAACTTGCCCTGCGTAAAGCAACGCAATCAGTTCGCGAAATGCTTTGGCCCAGCCAATCTTGCTGTCGCCAACCGTGATGACAATATCCGAATCATCGAAGTTATCTGAAACAGTGGGCAACTTGTCCACATTCTCCCGCTCAACAGAAAACCCGACACCCGTACCACACATAAGAATGTACATGCACTCATCGAACGAACGGGGGCTGTCTACAGGAATGTAGCTACAATTGTACCCACAGATGTTGTCTCGCGCAAGGGCCGGACCAGAAGTCATCATTGCCCGCATAGACGGCATCACCTCAAGATTCAAGATGGCCTCCCGAATCTCCTCTACAACTTTTGTATCTACTTTGTAATTACATTTACCCTGTACTTGATTAACCATAAAGTTTACGTACCGGTCAACAGTTTCATCCCAGTTTTCTCTGCGCTGTTCGTCTTCAAGCCAACGAGCGTAGCGCGACTTGTGGATAAATTGTTGATACGGTGTAGGTAGCATGTTGTTCATTTTTTTTCTTCCTTTGTTGCAATAAGTCTATTCAAGTACCACTGGGCTTTTTTGAGGTCTTCAAGTCCGTTTTTGTAACGGTATCTCCAGAGGTACTTGAGGATGTTTCCTTGCAGGTAGTGTTCGAAGCCGTCACCTGTCGCCGCCGCGATTGCGTCAAGGCACTCGATACCTGCCTGATTGTAGTGTGGCGGATGGTTAACATTGTCGGGCCTCACTTCTTCTAGCCAATCTACATCTTTCCACTGGCGTTTCATTTCTATGTCTTTCATTATTTTGTTGTAGTCTGTCATCTGTTATCTCCACTACCGCTAATTGTTCCCTTTGCCGCACGAGAGTTAAGCTTGTGAATATTCATCTCTGCGATTTGCTGTAGCGAAAATCCTAAATCATCTGCAAGGACAGCGCAATACCAAAGTACGTCACCAATCTCTTTTGCGATTTCTCCGTAGTAAAGTGCATCCGTGCGACCATCTCGAATGATTTTCTTTACCTTGTCTGCAACCTCACCGGCCTCACCAGCTAGACCCAGCGCAGGGTACACTATCTTTGATTCGTCCGGATAGATAGCCGTCTTGCGGGCTTGCATCTGGTAGTTGTTAAGATTCCAATTGTTCTTAATCACTGCTCTCTCCCAAAATCTACCTTCAAGATGTTCTCGCCCATGCGTTCGACTTTTCTTTTGTCTTCGTCACTTTCGTCTTTAAGAATCTCGTCAGCCAACTCTTGAAAAGACATGCGGGCCAATCCTGCGGACATGACTCTTTCGAAATCGTTCTCTAACAGTTCGACAAGTCCTGCAAGCATAACCGAACCCGCTGGAACGAACTCATCAGTTTCCTCATCTTTTGTTGTGTCGTACGCAGACATAGAGAAGCTGTCTTCCCCATCTTGACGAATAATCATATAGTACCGTTCAGGTAACAGACTGGCAACCTCCAGAGTCTTTTCAAATTCTGCGTCACTCATTTTTTAACCACTCCTCTGGTATGCCGCCCTCTGCCCACTGGAAACCATATCGGTTCGCCCAAGCAGCGTAGGTTGTTTTGCTTCCGCGATAAATCTTATTTCTAGCATTCATAAAAACGAATCGAATGTCAAGTTCCGGATGCTGTTCCTTTACAAGTTGCATCTTTACCCTGTCACCCTTGTCAAGATGGCCTTTGGCCTCAACGTAGATGTTCGTTTCGGGAATGTAAAAATCAGGAGTGTAGGTTCGCGGCTTGGGGATGTAAACCAGTTTCTCCTGTTCGTATTCAAACTGTATTCCTTTTTCTGTAAGTGAGCGGGCAATGCCCAGTTCAAAATTTGACCTGTATTTTGTACGTCTCATAATCCTTGCAACGGAAATCCCACCTTCATTCCTTCTAGCCTTTTCAAGAGATACTGTTCTACTTTTGGTGAACGCTTTTTTAGTCGTTGAATCTCTTCGGCTAAGAGAAGAGTCGGAAGGCATACAGTTGCTCCTTGCCTTAAAGTGTAAGCTATTGCCTGACACTCTTCTTCGATAGTCTTTATGTCACGGGCCTCTGTGTCTGACGATAGGCACCCACTGTCAGAATAGTTATCTCGAAGAGTCAGGGGAAGGGAGATGTCAAGGTTGCGAACCATGACGGTAGCCGGACTGCCACCACGTTTCTCGTGGGATTCCACAAAAACGCAGCGGAGTTCCGGATTCAGATTAAACAATTCCCTTGGATATGTGGGAGTGTAAAGTATAGGCACATCACAACTCCCGTTTAACCAGCTTGGTGTACCAGACGTGAGGCTTGAACTTGGCCCGTGAAGTTACCTTGGGACCGTACTCTGCCTTTGGCCAGCAGTGTTCTTTAAACGAACAGAAGGTACACGTCTTCGGCATAAGCTTATTGCCGGTTCGAATAACCTGTCCGTCAATCTTTACGGTTTCGAACTCGTCTTGGAACGGAACCTTAAATTCTTCGTCGTTGACGATAGCGTTAACACGACGCTCTGCTTCCTTTAGATAAGCCTCGCGGTCTTCGCTTTGGTCTTCGGGTGCTTGGACAAAATCCCACTCACCGGATGATTTGTTGATTACAATCCATCCGCCGAAGTTTTTGTTTTCTGATTCCCCGTACAAATGACCTTGCATAATGTATCCAAAAGGGTCGTCCTCCTTGATGACATCATATCCGCCACGTCCAGAGAATTTGTTTTCGAACGACCACGGGCTTGCGGTCTTGATGTCCCAAACTTTTTCTTCCCCGTCCACATCCAAAATAAGGTCAAGTGTGCCATTAATCTTTTCCCCAGCAATGTCAAGTGTGCAAGACTTTTGTTCGTCAACAACCTTGAGTCCAGCCGCCCGCATCACAAGGATTGCGAACGCTTCAAGAAGGTCTCCGGTTGCAAACCTTACGATGTCGTTGTACGCAACATCTTGGGTCATGCCCCTTTTTTCTAACTGTTGTTGGCAAAGAGGGCGTCCGACACCCGACATGCGGATGCGGTAGCCACTATTTCGAGAGAACTGTTTCCGCATTGCCGCTTTACAGTCCTCACCGAACTGTTCGATAAGCGGCTCAAGACGGGAGGAGTCAATCTCCCCCCGCCCTGCTTTTTGCAGAAAGTCCTGTACTTCTACAAGAGCCAGCATTGTTAGCCAGCCAAACGCTGAGAAAGGTCGATGTCATCACTTGACATCATTGCCTTTTGTGCAGCCTTGTACTCTTCGAACACAGATTCGTTTTGTCCGCGAACCGTGTCAGTGAACTTCTTGATAAGTTCTTTGTCGTTGTCCGTGATGCTTCCCACCTCTTTTACAAGGGAAAGCTTTGGTGTCCAGTAGACAACGCCACCGTTCTTTTGCTTTTCAGTAGTCAGTTCGATGACTGCCTTTTGCATAAGAATCTTTTTGTCTGTCAGGTTTTGTTTGATGAAGTCGCTGACGGGACGAAAGCCTGAACGCTTGAAGTAGGCTACGAATGCCATAGACTCAATCGGAGAAGCTGTACCGTCTGCAAGAACAGCGTCAGGTGCGTCAAGTATACCGTAAAGAACCTGATTACAGTTTACCGATTTGCTCAAAAGAACACGCGGGTCATCTGCACTCATGCTTTCTTCTTCAGCACGAGAAAGGCGTCCACACTTGTTACCACCAGCCGTATCAGGAAAGTCGCCAGAAAGAGACGGCTTTTGTACTGACTTGCAAGAGAAGCGGCCTTCTTCTTGGTCCCAGACTGACCATTCGTAGGTACGCATCAAGGGACGGATGTGAACCTTGTCAGCATACGCCGGAGCCGAACCGTTCCAGATTCGCCACGCACCACGCTTCAAGGTGATACCCTCATCGGTTTCAGTTTCGTAGTTAATGGTCAGACGAGGCAATCCCATCTTGGGCTTGGCACTATCGTCTGCCTGTCCACTGATTTTCATAAGGGCTTCTTCGTTACCCTCATCAAAAGCAGTTACAAAGGTGTCTAATTCGTCGTTCAAAGTCTGTAGTTCTGTACCCATTTTATCCTCTTTAGTTTAGGGTTGAAAACATATTATACGGTCAACACTTCCTTCAAGTCAAGCCAATTTTTACCCATTTTTAATTCGATACCAACTGGCATGTCATAAGAAACTCCGTATCTTTTCTTTGTTTCAAGAGGGATAGCTAACATACATTCAGCCATCACGTCAACACATTTTTTTTCTTCTCCGGGAAAAACATCCATGACAATCGAATCGTGAACCGTGTTGCAAATCACAGAACGCAACCCCAGTTCGCGAACCCGTTTATCCAACAAAACCAAAGACATAGGCAGTAGGTCCGCAGTTGCAAAACCCTGCACGGGGTAGTTGCAAATTGCAGTGCGGTCAGTGGCAGTGCCCCACTCTGTCCACCTTGCACTGGGAAAAGCGTATTGGCGTCCTGAAGGCAAGGTTATGTGTTTTTTAGTCACGGCATCTTTTTGCAGCTTGTCGTGCCACTGTGTAACCTCCGCGTACTTTTCTTTGAACGCAGTGTAATATCGTTTTTGGTCATCTGTTCCAGACACACCGCCATAAAGAGGCTTGAAGGTGTGCGCCTTTGCTTCTTGGCGTGTGCATCCAATGATGCTGGCTGTAATGCTGTGGACATCAGTTCCAGCCTCGACATCAGAACGAACTGCCGAATCGTTCGCAAGAAAACCTGCCACTCTAAATTCTAGCTGGGCATAGTCTCCTTCAAGAATCGAACCTCCCTCGAACCGGCTTTCGACAGCCCGCCTAATCTCAAACGTGCTACCTCGCGGCATGTTTTGGAAGTTCGGGTTGCGAGAAGACAAGCGTCCTGTCGCAGTAATGCACTGCATAAATTCTGTGTGGATGAATGCGTTCCCATCCATGTTGTTTTCCATCCCCTCAACAAAGGAGTTGAGATAGGTTCGAACAGCATTGTAGCGGATGTACGCTTCAGCAAACTCGCGGGCAGAACCACGCAACGATGTCATCACAGACTCTAGGGTATCCCTGTCTGTTTTGAAACCGGCTGACGCCACACTAAAAACACCTTGGGGGATAAGCTTGAACCCCGCAACCTCACCTGTCGATTCGTAGCGCACTCCGCTTCCCTCACAGGCTTTACAGACGCGAACCGCCTTACCTACCGTCCCATCCTTTCGGCGGGCCTTGTACCGCCCCAAACCGCCGCAATCGCCGCATTGACTACCACG